CTGAATGAGTCCAAGTCATTTTTCCTCTTGTATAGTCTAAGGGATCATTGGCGTTAGAGACAGCAGGGTGTCCTTGATTATACCAATTGACAGACGTAGAATACTCATAATTCTCAGAAGCTCCCTCTGCTGTACCACCCATCCCTGCTCTCCTTAATAAATTTTTTACCCAATATAGAAAAGTTGTTGGACCCCAATTTACATCTCCACTATCATAAGGTAAAGTCGCTGGAGTTCCACCTGAAAAAAGAGCAACATTAGTCCAATCCTGCTCTTTTAATAAAGAAAGTCCATCTGTTGCTGTGAGTTCTATGTCAAAAGGAAAACCCTCATCTTTTCTTGCTGATAAATCCATTAAAACAAAACCACTCCAAAGGGGAGCTGTTGAGCTATATGTCGAAGATGTTGCTTGATATAAATGAATATATACCTCTCTCTCTTCCCACACTTCATATAGTTTATCTACAAATGCTGATACATAAAAAGCCGAAGTAATAACCAGAGGTATTTTTAATGTAGAGGATAAAATTGGATTATATCTATCCTCTGAGTCTGTATCATAAGAAATTGTTGGACCTCCAGTTCCTACATTAAGCTCAAATGTCGAGCCTCCATGTGTTGAATCAAAATCTTCAATCCAAATCTCAAAATAATAATCGGTTTGATTATAACTTTGATAACTACCATAAAATGCTTTGTCTAATGCCATTAATAACCTCTATTTCTATCAATTCCAGTTTTGCTATTTGCAAGCCAAATGTCTTTTCCACTTATTCTTCCAAACACTTCCACTTGTTGAACACCTCCTCCCATCATACTTTTTAACTTATCAAGAGGAGCAACAACTTCTGGATTTGCTTGCACTCCAGAATACTCTCCCATCAGTCCAACTGTTGGACCACTAATAATTCCCCCATCTCCAAATGTTGGAATTAAACTATTAAAAGCAGTTCTTGCAAGTCCAGCAGCAGCTCCAGCTAAAACTGGAATTAACCATGGAGCTATTTTCAAAAGGGGATTTGACAAAGCATTGGTAACTGCTTCAGCAACCCCTCTCGCAATCAAAGCTCCAATAATATCTTTAATAGTGTTCTTTACAACATCTCCATATTCTTTGAAAGAGTTTGCTCCTTGCATTAATGTTTGTTTAGCTTGTTGAGCATATTCTAATAATACTTTTTTTGTAATACCAAATCTATCTGCTAAAATCTCCATCACAGAAGCTGTTTTTTCCATTGCTTCTTGAGCCTCTAATTGGTCAGCAATAAAGTCCTTACCGAACATTCCAAAGCCTCCAGTTCGTTTTTTAGGTTTGTCTTTTTTTGTAGTTGGTTTTCCTCCTCCTCCTCCTGAACCTCCTCCTAATTCAAAAGGATTTGCTAAAAGTCCTAAAGCATCAGCCAAATCTTTTGCTTGGTTTTTCATTGCATCTGCAAAACTTCCAAACTCATTTTCATATTCAACAGTATCATCCATCAAATCATCAAGACCTTCTCTCATCATCTCAAATGGATCAGGAATAGGATTTCCTCCTAAGTATTGAATTAAACTATTAACAGATTCAATAAGCACTTGAATAGGATTAAATGTTATAACCCATCCAACAGCTTCTAATAAAGCATTTTTCCACCATGACCAATCTGAAAGTCTTTCCTTAAATGCTTCCCAGTTTTCTCTCACATAAGCAAAGCCAACAGCAAAAGCTGCTAAAGCTGCAACAGCTAACCCAACAGGAGAGAGTAAAGCAGAAAATGCAATCGTTAAACTTCCAACAACTGAAACGACTGGTCCAATAGCAGCCGCAACTAAAGCAAGAGTAGTGATAAGATTTTTCATATCTTGATCTAACGACCCCCACCAATTCATGGCAGCTTGTAATTTTTCAAGTCCTTTTAATACTAAAGGCATAACTTGATTCCCTATATCTATTAATACAAGTTTAACCTGATTCAAAGCTCTTTGGAATTTAAAACCAGCATCAGTTCCTAAAATATCAAACCCTTCTGCAACATTACCCATTGAATTATTCATTCCATCAAGAACATCAGTATAAGTTTCTGATTGTAGTCCCATTGTAGAAAGAGCAGCTGTTACAGCTTTTGATGAGCCGAACATTTTTAGAAGCATATCATCTGTGCCTTCCAGTTCTTTGAATAAAAATTGAAGAGTTCCCATTAAAGACTCATCAAGCATTTTAGAAAGATCAGAATAAGATAATCCTAATGTGTCTAATATTTCAACTTGTTCAGCTGATGGATTCAGAAGTTTCATCATTAATTGATTTATTCCTGTTAATGTCCCAGCAGCATCTCCTGATAATTTTGACATTGTTGCAGCGGCAGCTCCTAATTCCTCAAAGGATATTCCAGCAGCAGCAGCAGTTGGAATGACTTTCCCAAGCCTTGACATAAACTCTCCAGCTTCAAACTTACCTTGTTTTAATGTTTCATGTAATAAATCTCCAGCTCTTGCAGCATCCATCCCTTCTGACTCATAAGCCTTCATAATAGAAGTTAATGCAGAACCAATGTCTGTCATTTCTCCCATTTGCATTGCAGCACCTTTAGCTGATATTTCTAAGGCTTCTATTGCCTCTTTACCTGATAAACCAGCTGATGTAATAAAGAATAATCCTTCGGCTAATTGATCGGCTGCAACTCCAGTTGTTGCTGATAATGATAAAACATCTTTCTCATAGGCTTTTAACTCCTCAGCACTTGCTCCAACAAGTGTTCTTATTTTTGTCATTGATGTCCCAAAGTCAGCTGCTAATTTCACACCAGCTGCTCCAATCCCAAGAATAGGCATTGTTATATTAGTAGTCATTGAACTACCAATATTTTTCATGGTCTTTCCGAATCTTCTAACTTTGGTCTGAGCTTTTTTCATTGCTCTATCAAAGCCTTGCATATTAGCTCCGAAATTAAACGTTAAAAATCCAACTGCCTTATTTGCCATGTTCTTCCATCTTTTTAATGTATTCTGCTTTTGCCTTTAATTTTTCAAAATCAACTTCACTTTTTTTCTCATCCCACTCAAACTCAATCAAATCTTTTGGTTTAAGAGTTTTCTTTTTAGGCAACTGAATGTTTAATAAATAAGTAGTTTGCCATCTTATCCTTTCCCATTCTTGTCTTTGCCTTTGGTTTTCTAACTCATAAAACCCATCCATCTTAATCCAAAAGTGTTTAGGCAAATAATCGTAAAACTCATCAACTCCCATTCCTAACTGCCCAAACGCTATGCTTTCCAATTCTCGCCAACTAAAAGATTTTTTTATTTCTTCTTGTTGGCTTTCCGCTTTTTTTCATTACCTCCCATTTGTTCTGACAATACTTCCATACATCTTGCAATTGAATCAAAGTCTTCATCAATTAAGTCAGCTAAGTCATCAAGCGTTAATTCGCAATGTTGTTTCGCTGCCCTGTAACCATCTTCAATTCCGCAATGGATTAAAGTCAAAGCTCCATCTAAACTCATTTCTTGTCCCAGTTTATCCAAGTCTTGTAGACTTGTATTTGTTTTTGCACTATATTTTCTTAGTGCATTAAAACCAAATTTAATAGGATGTTTTTGTTCTCCTATTTCTACAAATGTATATTTCTTCATTTTGTTTGTTTTTTAAAAAGGTTTGCGAGGGAACAAAACAAACTAAACAAGATTGCTCCCCCACTCGCCTTAAGTTATTACTACGCTATTGTCTGAGTTAATCCTCCAGTCCCTTCCAGACTAATTGAATAAGTAGCGGTGTCTTCTGTCCCCCCTGTAAAGGAAACGCTTGTTAAAAACGCACTCCCTTCATAGTAAGTGTCTCCAGTAGTTGATCCAGTATTTCCAAATCTTATAGTAAACGCTTCTCTTGTATTTGCTCCAGCATCTAATAAGTATTTCAAAAATAAGTCATCAGCTCCATCTGCTATTGCAGCTCCAGCTGGATTAGTCCAAGCATAAGCTCCATCCATATCCACACTCCATTCTCTCAACCCTTCTAAAGACTCCTTAAAGCCCCCAGACTGTTTATTTGTGATATCTCTTGTACTCATTGAAAAATTTAATGTTCCACTCTGAGCATAAGCTATCAAATCATTTGTTGCACCATCATAAACTCTGATGTCTGTTCCATTTAATATTGCCATTTTTTTACTTTTTTATTAATTAATATTTATTCTTTTTTTTCTTTTTTTTCTTTACTTCTACTATCTTCTCAATACATTCAAGCTCAATTAATTCATCCAATTCACTTTGACTTGTAATAATAACATTCACTCCTTTTGGAAATGTCTTACCATGTCTTTGAGAAAACCATTCTTTTAATAATGTATATTTCATTTTAT